CGCCTCACCTGTATCCAATAAACTGGTCGCGTTTTTCTTCATAACAATGGACGCTAGCAGCAGTCCATTCTCTGCAATGTTTGGCTCAGTATTGAATTGTTCTTTTCCTACTGCATCTATGGCACTGGAGAAGTTACTAAAAACTTCCTGTCCACGCTGTATGCGTATCTGATTAGACGGGAATATGTAAACGCGCTGAATTGTTGCGTTGTTATTTGCTGGAACTGCTGTTGTTGTACCTGCATTGTCGTATGTAGCTGGGTCAAGAACTGTTATATCTAACCCTTCGCTAGAATCTTGATTTCTATAACGAAAACTTGACAGCGTTTTGACTGGTAGCGTTAGTGTGTGCGGGTCTTGTCTGTTGTTCTCGTAGTTGGCACCAGCCTTAAAAGCAGTGCCCGCCGACTTATCAAAACTTAAGTTAGCGCCGTTGGGGGATATTGTGTTTCCGCCAAGGTTAAAGAACCCGAGCGCATTCATAATATCTTGAGTCTGCGCCGTTACATCATAAGCAATGCCTGGCAGGTTGTTTACAAACTGAACATTCACATTATCGGAGTGCACAACTACACCAAGGAATATACATTCCCTTCTATCCTGCGATGTGGGGAATGTGCCCTGCTGTATTATTGTGTCGTCTTTATCAATCAGAATATAGGTCACAGGCTGCGTGAATATATTATTCACAACAACATTTGTTCTAGCCGCTATTGTCACGCCGCTCAAATTCGTTGGCGGGAATGTGCTGCTATCCATATAGAAGCCTTCGCCAGCCGATATGTCGAAAGTCCCTGTCGTAGCGCCTACGCTCAACAATCCACCAGAACACAATCCTGTCGACGCAAGGCTTAGATAATGCGGCCCAAGCTTTAATTCGACCTGCTCATTACCGCCTTCATTGAGTGTCGTCTTAATAATGCCCGGGCCTTTGACAACTTTATCCTCAAGAAACCCAAGAGTAGTATCATTGCTTGATACTTTAACTTCTCCCGTTGTTGAGCCTGTATCTGTACAACCCGAAAAGCGACCATAGCCAGCCATAAAAAATCCTTAATATTTGTCTATAGTTACGGATACATGCGTTGCAACATCGGTATCACTTGAGATCGTTATTCTTGCGTTACGCATAGGCCCAACGGCCTCAGGTATGCAGCGGTCGGGGTCGTTACCATCCGCAGATAAGAATTCACCGCTCGGAATTGTGCGCCAGAAATTAGCGCCAGAAATAGAACCCTCAATAACAACAGTTCCCGCAGTAGGGTCTGCAAGTGTCGTCATTGTGTCATCAGTCCAGAACAGCACTTCAAAATATGCGCGGTCATTACCTGCCGCCATATTCTCTACAAGTATTTCAGTATCACCGCCGCCCGTTATTGATACAGCGCCAGAACTGTAAACTCTATGCGTTTCAGTTACTTCATTGCTGACTTTTACGCGCCTAGAGCCTTCGACCTCGCTAGTCATTAAATCGCTAGGGCCGAAGTCCTGAATAGTATAGGGCGGAGTATGGGTCATAAGTCTGGCCCCTTCGGAAATATTGCTCGAACCTCTGCAATATCCAAGTCAACAACACTATCAGAGACAATGCGGCGCAATACCAGCACAGTCTGACCGCTATATGTCACTTGCGAAGGAATCTCATTGGGCATTAATTCGCTGTAGTCTAATGCAACAAGACTGTGTGTCTTCATAGTTATGTAACCGCCAGTGTTTGATTAGTAGAAGCCCACGGCGGGACAATCAGACTTTGGCCAACATAGTTACCGTTATCCTGCTGCTGAAACAAGCCCCAGTCGTCAGCGTTGCCGTTTATTACTGTACCGTTTTGAGCTGATACTGAGTCGATTAGTGTGTTGCCGTTATCATTAATAGCGTATGAGCGTGTAAGTGCTCCACTATCATAGATTTCGACATTAGACAGAACACCTTGCAGATACTTTGGCGTACCTCCAAATTTTGTATATAAACGATCAAAAGAGGACTGCTCAACAGGAACAGCAGCGACAACTGGCGGCAAACTTCCGACTGTAGCTGTCGCGTTACCTGTTGAGGCATTGTAATCAAAAACAACGTGCGTAAGTTTGTTTTCTTCAACTACTGCGCCCGTGAATGCAGTGGTTACACCCGGGACAGCATCGCTTCCAAAATTACACTCAACAGTGCCCGTTGCTGAAAGCCTTACAAAGCTTCTCGCATCGTCACTACGCCCGATAATAATATGGACATTACCACTAGCAGTCCAAAGCACGTCGAATTCTACTGTAAAACTCGATGCAAGAGTTACAAGCGGAATACTCGCATAGTCTGTTGTGCCTTCATTCAGCCTAAAGAATCTTACTGGCTTCTGTGGCTGGTATGGATTCTTGCGAAGCTTCCGATTCTTCTGCTTTTTCCACATTTGAAACTGTAGGCTTTCTGGACTTGCGTACTTTCTTTTGTTTGCCACTTACAGCCCCTTTTTTGTAGTGTTCTCGTTGGATGCGTTGCATATCCTCAAATGATACAGGCTCACCAATTGCTAAACCATCTTTGTTCAATTCAGTCATAACAAATCTCCGTTTTATTTAATACTAACATATTTATAAAAGGGCACAAAAAAGCCCGAATTAACGGGCTTTAATACTAAAGGCTGACTTCTTTAGTTTGTAATCAAGAATGCTAAAGGCACGTTCTTGCGAGGCACAACACGATCCCATGACGTAGCTAGTCGAAGCTCTGCAAGCGTGAAGGAATCGCCAGCAGGGGTTCCGGTAGACTGGAAGCCTGCGGGGTGAATAATGTGGGTCTTACGAGTGCACAAAGTTTCAATGCCGCCGCCGTTACCCTGGCTTGCTTCGCGCTCAAGCTCAACGGGCACTTTAGGCATACCCTCGCCCCAGCCGAACGCACCTTCACCAAATAATACAGTAGTATATTTGAAGCCGTCAGTAGAGCCTGCCGTTACAGTCATACCATCATCAATGATCACTCGCTTGCCCATGAATGTAGGGATAGTCATTCGTCCTTCACTGTCTGGAATGTAATCAATATCATCATTGTCGACCATCTGCTTATAGATAGCTGAATGAACACCAATCGCACCTGTGTTCTCGAACGCATCACCCAAAGTAAAGGCGGCGGCTGTAAAGTTGCCACGGCTGAACTTAGTAGAAGCTGTTTGACCTGCAATGGATTCGCTCGCTACATCGTGAACCATGTCACCGGAGTCATTTGCTACGTTATCAGCTAAAACACCATCGGCAGAGGCAATTAAACGGCGCTGCCATTGTCGCGTCCAATAAGTATCAACACGGTTTCTTACATGCTGCATAGCTTCTGGCCCCATTGCCAACTCACTGGCCAAGTCGGAAGCGGATAAGCCTTTGTTTAGAAACGCTTTGCGGGATATTTGCTCGCCCTGCGTGATCTTTTCTGCCGCTGCAATAGTCGCAGGATTATCGCTAGATAAATTTGCTTCGTCTGTGGGGTCAATATCATTCCAGAATGGAAGCTCTGCTGTTTTACCTGCTGCACTTGCTAGTGCATCAAATAAAGGTGTGCGGTTTACAATGCCCGACTGATAGAACGCTGTGCGCTCTGGGTCATTTACTTGCGGTAAATCTTGAAACACTGTGACATTGATAATGTCGGCTAATTGTACTGTGCTCATTTAAGAGACTCCTTTTTAGTATCTAGGGCGCAAGTGTTCCGCAGTGGCGCGGACTTTTGCATATTTTTCTGGGTCGGTATTCGCCATAGCAGTTAATTCTGCTGTTGAATACTCACTAAACGTCTTAGCAGCCCCGCTGCCATCACTTGCACCAACAGCACCGCCGCCAGTGTTTCCACTACCATCAACTAAAAAGCCCAACTTTTCAGTTAAATGTTCTTTTACCTTGGCAGTATCTACAGCAATACCGCCAATCTCATAAATCACTTCACCATCAGCATAAGTTGCATATTTTGCAGCCTGCTCTGCCAACAGTCCGGCCTTAGCGGTATCTCTCGATAGCTCGCCAGCCAAAGCTAAAGTTGAAAGGGATAATGCGTCTTTGCGTTCCTTTTCTTCTTTAGCGTTAAGCTTCTCGGTTAGGCTTCGGATAGTTTCCTGCCCCCGTTCGTGAAGCTCTTTATATTCTTCTCGCTGCTTCATCCCCGCTTCTTCTGCGGCTTTTTGATCAGCTTCTATTTCCGCGACTTTTGCCGCTGCCGCTTTCTTTTCAGATAACAGCTCATCATTCTTCTTTTTTAAGCCTTCTGTGGCCTGCGATACTTGCTCGGCTACTTGAGCCTTCACCATCGCATCGATATCTTCCTGCGTGTACGTTTTATCAGTCATAGCAACCCTGTCACTGTGATTATGAGGCCCAGCCTCGTTAATAGTCATTATACATAAAATAAGTGTAGGTCAATAGTTTTTAGCTATTAGAGGAAACTAAAAGGCTCTAACTCTGCAAGCTCTGCCCTTGTGTATGTCTTCTTAACATTAACCAGCGCCCGAACCTCTTTAGGTTGGCGCTTTAGCCAGCCTTTATAGCTCAGATTTGCGCTAACTGGCCCAAATTCACTGGCACGCTCACCAATCAATCCAGGTATGGCAAATTCATCTTTGATCAACATCACGCGAAGGCTGCGACAATTGAAGTGCAGTGGTGGCATTGGCCCTTTATTTACTGGCCAAATAGTCTTATCAGCACTAATACAAATATCGCTTGTTAGCGTGTCCAGTGTGGCTATGATCTGCTCACCCTTCAAAACGTCTTCATTAGCCTTAGCAACTTCATTGTGCGCTTTATTTGAAGCGGAACTAATAACAGTCGATGTTAACGCCCTTGCCTGTGCCTTGGTTCGCCCATCTACTTGTTTTACAACTTTGCGCGTTATTTCATCCGTAGTCTCACCAGATATAAAACCCTGCTGAATTAGTGTTCTAACCTGCCTTGAATTTGCTTCACTAAATTGATTGATTGCTTGACTTATAGTCATTGAGATAGGCGCACCGCTCGCCCTAGATAAAACCATTGGCGAATCTTCAATGGCTGCGTTCAACTGATCAACTGAAGGCAAAACCGATTCAACACTGACAGCTTTTTGTAACATGCGAGTATTAAAACCCAATTCATCAGCACCAAATAAATCAACCTCGCCCATTAAATCTAAGCTCATTTGACTCATGCCTTCGCTTAATATTTGATCAATATCAAGTAGCAGCAGGTTAAGCCTATTCATTTCAAATGACGTTATGTTGGCTTTTTGTAGGCTCGCTACTAAGTTATCCCGCATCTTGTCCAATACAGGCACTAGGTCGTTATATCGTCCATGCCCGTATCGCTCAACAAATATGGCGTGCCTAGTTGTGGCGTTGATTAGAAACTGAGTGGCACTCATTGACCATTGAGCCCGTTTTCATTATCAATATCTGTGTCAGTCCTTGATGAATCAATAATATTCGCCTTTCTCAGAATCCGTCTAATGTCGCTCTGTGAGATATCGCCACGATCTGCCGCCACGTTTGCCGCCATCCACTCTTGAGCTGTTAACGTAGTATCGAAGAACTGTCTATTTAGTTTAATTTCAGGCGCATCATTCAGGCTCATAAAACCCGTCATTACATCAAGACACTGATTCAAAGCTGATTCGATATTAGTAACGATGGTATTTAGTGCGCTGGTTTCTGAACTGGTCGCTATTCGTGCAGCTTCGGCAGTTTCATTGATTGCGCTGGTTGTGATTAGTCGAGCACCTATTGAAATCATTTGTTGTTCTTTGCGCTGCATAGCTTCATCAACTGCGCTAGCTGGTTCTAACTGCAATAAGCTTGCACTGCCACTATCACCCAAGAAAAGCCCTTGATCGGCACCAACAACAACACCATTCGGATTCATTTGTTTCCATGCGTCATTGTCCATTGAAGTAGTAATTGTCAGTGTGCCGCCTGAGTGTATATATAGATTCTTTTCAAAGTCTGCGCTGTTTCTGTAGTGCGCAATGTTAATGTCTGCAATACCCTCTAATGGGATTTCATCGACACTAGGCTTATTGTCCACACTGCCAACGAAGAAAAACGGGATTGAGGTCATACTTTTCCCGCCCATTTTAGGCTCAACCGTTTCGATTATTTCCCCGTCAGCACTGTATAACTCTTGTATGTAAAAGCCCTGCACAAGTCTTAGCACTCTATACCGTGTAACTTCTTCAAGCTGGAATATATCGCCGTTTTTGTGTTGTAAATCCATTTCTTTTAATACGACAAGAGCCAGCTTTCGAACACCTCTTACTTTTACAGTCTCCCAATTAGTTATATTTTCGGCGCTATAAGAGGTTGTATAGGGTTTAACGCCTGAATTAATCTCCTGTTCCCTAGTCATTTCACCAACCGCAGGGAAATCCACAAGAAAACCAAAACGACCAGCGACTAAAATATCGGACGCGGTTCGCTTGGCTACCTGTTCAATACTACCCATTTCACCATCAAAGTCTGTATTAATGAATTCTAACTGTGTTGGAATATCATCAGTAAAACTAAGCTCTTTACGAAATATGGCACCCACTAGCGCCTCTTGAGTCCGACCAGTCACACCCATATAAACAGCGCGTTTTTTGTACGATGCGTATTTATCCAGGTTTTTATCCTCACCCATCGGAAGATAAGTTTGCCCGCCTGCTTTAATTCCGTTGTTTGTTGCTGCTGCCCGTGTCTTCTGCCAAAACGGCAACGACAGGTCATAAGCTGGGTGTGTGTAAGTTACATTTGCCATCATTGCGCCTTAATAATTTTTATTAATAATACAGTCTAAGCGCCAAAGCGTACAACGGGGGCCGCCATTGGCTTTCTTATCGGTAATTCGTAGGCAATAGGGTATGTGCTGGCATCATTTTGGTGATCATTGCCCGCTGTTTTGTCTGGCTCCCCATTTTCGCCGTACACTTGCTGCTCATAACATGCGGCCACATCAGGACATAAAGCGTCATTAACGAATAGCAGTCCTTTTTCAAACGCCGCATTAGTCGCATTAATACGATCTTTAACAGGCGGGTTTGTTGGCTTATATCTGCACTCAAATCGGTAGGGGTCGGCTTTTAATATAGCAATATCCGACTCACTAACACCTCCCATTCTAGTTCTATTCTTGCCTGAGCTATCAGGGTAAATAATAACCTTGTGCCCTTTGTCCTTATACCTGGCCTTTATTATGTCTGCTACTTGCGGCGTATTATACCCATCTTTAATCTGATCAACGGCATGGAAAGCCTTACCCCTTAGAACGTAAACAGTGGCCGCCATCTTGTCTATGTTGAAATCCATACCTATAAATACAGGCTCTTTGTCTTTAACTGTCTCGGCGCTTCTATGCGTCAATCGATTATATGAGCGGTAAACAGTGCCAGACGTTAGATTGACAAAATCACCGTCCAAGTATGCCGTAATCAACTGGTCTGGGTAGGTTTCTCTTAGTGTATCGATATAATCAGGCGGCAGGTATTGGGCGTTCTCATGCGTAGAAGCCTGTACCATTGAATAAGATTCTGTCGGCGCATTGGCAAACTTGTTGTATACAAATTTAAAACCCTCTGGCGTTGTTGTAACACCTATAGAATTCTCCACACCAGGAATAACTAGCCTCATCCTAGCAATGATTTTATTCCATGCGTCCTCAGCTTTTTTTGCCTTGAGAACGTCTATTTCATCAACAAGCGCCCGCGATATTTTGAAGCCTACAATTGAAGTTGGATTGTCCATTGAGCGACAAATTACAGTCCCGTAAAACTTGCCGCTGCGGTAAACGTGAACCTCTTTATTAGTTTCTTTTATATCGCAAGTAAACCCCATCAACTGCGCCGCTTCTTCAAACGTAGGGAAAAATATATCTCTAATAGCTGGATAAGTTGGGCCAAAATAACCTTGAGTAGTGCCTGGATGCTTACTGAAGAAGATCAGCAAGTCCAGACAACCTATAAAAGTTTTGCCTGAACCAAACCCCCCAACATACGCCCTATATTTAGTATTAAGACCGTTAAGGAAAATGTTTTGGGGATTGCTAAGACTTAGCATTTGTAACCTTAACAACTCCCGCCGATTCTCTCACTTCAAACGATATATTAAGCGGCTGTCCTTTTTCATCCTCTTGTACGGGCGCATTATCGCCCTGCATTAAGTTATGCTCTTTGATTGCGGCAACACTAGCCGCAGGGTTCTCCATTTTAGTGTTCCCATACTGATCAACTACATCACGAATACCACCAAACGCTATTTTTTGTAGTAATTCTAACTTTTCTTCTTTTCGCCAGATATGGGCACTAAGCTGTTTCTTTTTATATTCTTCTACTGCCTTAATTACCTTGACATTTTTTAACAGCCTGCTTGCTTGCTGGTCGGCTGTCTTTTCACTGTAATAAGCATGAATAGCTGCGTCCTTGGCATCCTTACAGCCGTTCTCAATATACCTCTGAATAAACCGCTCTAAATCAGGTTTTTTCTTGCTAGTCATAGAACCCCGTCCTAAAGTTCAGCCCTGCCTAACTGACCATTGTTTAAGCTAAATTTTAACACAAAAAAGCCCATCATAAAGACAGGCCATAGGTACTTGATTTAATTGGATTTTACGCCGTTAATTCATCAAAA